TGGATCTACTGGTCCGACTGGATCTACTGGTTCATCTGGATCTCTTCCAGGAACCTCATTTGAATACGGAGGAGTAACTTTTAGACCAAGAAGAATGTATGTTTGCGTTGGAGGTCAAATGAGATGGATTTATGTGCTATCTGGAATATAGTAAATTATGCCTATTTTAAAACAAATTCAAGATCTTGGTGGCGTATGTTGGGATAAATATATTAGTGGATCTGGTTTTGACGCTTTATATATTAATAGTAAATTAGATCAATGCGCGGTAAAACAAATAAATTTTAATTCTAGTTCTCCGATAGAAACTGGTATAGAAGGATCTTTTAATGGTACAAAAATATTTACAGATTATAAAAATAATTATTTCGCCCAAAAAACCGCTACTGCTCAAAATCAATCTAATACTAAAATTAATATTTTTAGTGATTTTGCAGACTTAAAGTTAAATACTAATAATGGGACATTTAAGGAAATTAATTTACATACAGATACAGATAAAAGCAATATAAATTTATTCAATTCTCGTACAAAAGATATATTAATAGATACATCAGATATACCAAATGATGCAACGGCTAAATTTAGATGCATAAAATTGGATCCAAATGAAACCGAACAAACTTGCATAAAAATATTATCAACAAAAGAAATTTTATTAAAATGCTGTGGTAGTGGAGAAGCTGGGATTGATGGAGACGATGCTGGTATTGGACTAGGTGGAGGAAATGGAGGAATTGGTTTAAATGGTTCATTATTATCTGCCCAAGGTTTTATTGGATTAGACGGACCTACGCTAGAAGGACGAATTGGGCCAGCTGGAACATTAGATGGAGTAGGTGGTACGCTTGGATTAAGTGGACCAATTTCAGAATCAATTGGACGCGCAGGTTTAGATGGTACAAATGGATCTTTTGGTTTGGGTGGATCAACAACAGCAGGGCAAACTGGCCCATCAGTTGATGGTGATCAAGGTCAAGCTGGTGGCAATGCACCTAATGGGCGAGAAGGAGGAATTGGACTTGGTGGCGCTTCAGTAAGAGGACAAGAAGGAACTAAAGGATTAGATAATGCTGTGGGTAGCAGAGGTTCAAATGGACAAATAGGTGGTCAAGGAGTAATAGGTCTTCCAGGTTCAAATGGCCCTCAAGGGGATGGAGGAATTAGAGGAATTGTAGGACCAAATGGAATTAAAGGTGCTAATGGAGACGGCGGAAGAGATGGATCTATCGGACAAGCAGGAATAAATGTGATTGGTCCTCCAGGAGTTAGAGGTCAAACAGGACCTAAAGGCCCAGATGGTGAGACTGGCCCATCTCCAGGAGGGGCGACAGGGGCACGTGGAGCAACTGGAGGAAGCGCTGGTGCAAAAGGTAGAGATGGTGCATCAGGACCTTTTATCTATCAAGATCCTCCAATGGATTTTGGAAGAATATGGATTGAACCTGGAAATCAATTAATTTATATTAATGCTATAAGCGGATTTACTAATCCGTATAATAAAAATGATACAACAAATAATCCAGTACGAGGTTCAGTTGGTGGAGTACTTCAGTAGTCTCTAATTACTTTGCTTTTTTAATTCTATCTATAAGTTCAAATATTTTTACTTTTGCAATATCATTGATATTATTTAAATTTTCTGCATTATCAAATTTTTCTTTTATTAATTTATTTTTTAAAGCTTCAAAAGTTACGCCTCTGTCTTTCATAACTTTTTCTAAAAGAACGTGCGGAGAAGTTGGATTATCTTGAATAGTTACTGCTTCATCAAGTAATTTAGCATCTCCTAATTCCTCTTGAGATACAATATTAATTTTGAGAAAATTGCGCACACAACGAACAAAAGCCCTATTCTCTGCAATTGCAGCTAAGAAAAATCTAGCAAAAGATTTTGTATTATTGCATGAAGCATCAGCAAGAGCTTCAAATACGATTTCTCTACCGTCTGTTTCATAATTCGGAATCCAAGTTATACGACAGCTTGTTGCAAAATAGCTTTCAGTAGCAGAAACTACATTATATTCTACTTTTGTATAACCGCGAATTTGAGCTAATTCTTTGATTCCACCTAAAAGGATAAGAAGATCTTTATCTTGAAGTTTTGAAACATCTGTTTCTTGAGTTTTTTGTCTATTAGGCACAAGATGTTCAGTTTTAACCATTTTACGCCAATTAATTGCGCCATCATCATTAAAAATATAATTTAAATTAATATCATCAATAAGACCATATTTATTTCTTGTAATAATATTTGGTGGTACTACTTTTGGAGTGTTTAAATCTAATGTAATATTAATATCTTCAAGCTCTTGGCTACCAATCGAAATTGTTTGTTGATTATCTTTAATTTTTGGGCTCATCTTATGAGTATATCACTTGTATTAAAAATTGTCAATAGTGAAAATATGTAAATCTTGAAGATCTTCCCAAAACGTTTCGCTGTCAACTACATCTTGAGAATTTTGTAAGTTATTTAACCATGCATATTTTCCATTAAACGCTCCTTTAGATGAAAGATATACTTTGGAGCATCTAAAGTAGACTTGTTTATTACTAGGAAGATCAAAGCTTTTTTCATTTTTATTCTTTTTAAATATTAAACCGTAATCCATATATTTTAATTTAAAAGTATTAATAATTTCATCTGTTTCTTCTGATATTAATGTATATTTGATATTATTACTTTTAATGAATTTAATGAAATTAGGATCATTATCTTTATCTAGGATATATACTATTTGTAATATGTTTTGTTTTTGAGTAGCTATTAATTCTGGATTAATTGATTTTTTAGTTACTATTATGCATTTTTTATGAGATAATAAATTATTTAATATAGCTTCATCAAAACATAAGTCCATTCTAACTATTAAATTGGTAGTACCTTTTAATACGTCCATATTAATTGGACCATCTGGAATAACATCTAATGTTCTATTATTAAAATTATTACCAATAAAAATAGTATTAATCATTTGAGGGTACTTTATACTCAATAAATCTAAAACGCTTTTGCATACTTCTTCTGGATTTATAGAATTGATAAATTTATGAGTTTTATTAGAGCCATAAAATGGTTTGGTAGAAGTTTGTGGATATAATAATTTTTGATTAGATTTATCTCCCCAGTATGGTTTTACATTTTCTAAATTAATATTGTAGTAAAGAGCCACTATTTTTTTATTAAAAGAAGACGCTATATGATTATTAACTCCATCAACACCTAAAACAAGTTCTGCGTTTTTAATAATATAACTTAAATTTTGAAAATCAATTGATGCCTCATCTATAAAGGCACAATTAGTATATTTTCTAGAATCTTTATTACCAATTTGGATTATGTATATATTTTCTGGAGCTAAGAATTGAGAAATAGCGTTAATAACTATTTGCCAATGATCATACTCTGCTCCACTTTTTGCATTTTGAGGATAAAAAACTATATATTTATTATAAGGAATCGGCGAATATTTTTGATAAATTTCTGGTTTATTTATTTTAATTCCACACGAAGTGGCATATCTTTCTACTAAATGCATAATGAATATTATTAGTTATTTAAAGCAAATTCTATTTTTGTTTTACCATTATGAGTATAATCTATTAATCTTTGAGTTCCTAGATAAGGTAAAAATGCGATTTCAAAAAAACCTTTGTGGTCACCCATCCCTTCTAACCAGAATAATTGATCCATTTGAGGGAAATACTGAATGATTTTATCAACATATTTATTACCCTTTAATATGGAAAAATATTCTTCTTTTGTAGCAACATATAATTTATAATCTGGATATTGTTTTTTGATATTTTTGAAAAGACTTGTGGATAAAAATACATCTTCTGCTGATTCTGGAATTACATAAATCATTCTTTTGCCTTCGTCATCCTTATCTAAGATATCTTGAAAATCGACCTTTTTCATTTGTTGGTTTTCTTTTGTGGCGACTTGTCTGAAATAATTTTCAATATCTTGCCTTTTCGTTCCCTTTTCTAGCTCTTGCATCCAGTACTGATGCCCACTATCATTTTGATCAACGTTTTTCATTTTTAGAATATTATGATACATGAAAATTAACCATTGAGAATTATCTTCTATAATTGGTATCTGACAGAATGGATCTCTAAGCTCTTCATTTTCTATTGAACTAAAATTAGCTTCTGGAGTATTATCTATAAATGATTCAAAAATTTTACCTATATTTTGAATACAATAATTTTTTATAGTCCATTCTCTTGCTTGTTTGCCAAGTTTAATTTTTTCTTCTGAACTCATTTTAAAAACTTTATTCAAATTTTGTGCAATTGATTTAGGATCAGTTGAGGCTTTTTTAAATTCTGTCCCATGTTCTCTATATTCAAACCATTCTAGCGGAAGAGTCGCAGCTCCATCTACGCACATATCTTGTCCACAACTATAATTTGTTACTAATGTAATTAATTCCGCAAGTTTAGCTTCTTGAATGGGAATTTCTTGACCACCACTAGTAAAAGGATGGCAATATACATCCATTAAATTATATATTTCATTAAGTTGACTTTCATCAACTCCGATTGATACATTTGAAGTTATTTGAGATTTTTCAGAACCGCAAAATCTACAATTTAAATCGTGGCCATAAAATGGTTTTATTTCGTATTGCAAACAATTTTTACAAATATAAGTTGTCAAAATCTCTCTTTTATCTATTCCATATTCATCTGCTAATTTATGTATATTCCATCCTTCTCCCCAATGAGTATGCAATAGTAAATAACTTTTAACTTGTGGATTTTCTTTTTTCCATAAAGCGTAACCTTCTAGTAAATTCGGGACGCTCTTTCTTAATTGATTTCTAAATACGAATCCAATTATAAATGCTTCTTCTTCTATATTAAATTTTTTTCTTAATTCTTTTCTTTTGGAATCATCTAGTTTAAAAAAATTAGTTGTATCAAGTGGGCCGTGAACAGTTTTCACATGAGGATGACCTAATCTATGTAATTCTTTTGTTGCAAAATCACTCCATATCCAATAATTTTTAATTTTTGGAGCCTTTTGAAGTGCGGTAGGCAAAATAGGTAGTGAATCTAAAGTTGTCCATAAAACAGAACCAATCTTATCAAACCATTTTTTTTCTATTGCAAAATCTATACCCCATATATCTTGAGCAGCAATATATACATCTGGCTTTTCTTCGCTAATAACTCTATCCAGAAGATAAGCTCCATAACTTGCGAGTCTAGCATTATTAGGATCTTTATTTAATTCTTGTATTTCTTGTGGATTATCTGGAAGAACTCCTACTGATTTCCAAGGAGTTTTCTTAAGTTCTGGATTGGAATACTGTAGTCCACAGCAATATTCTACAACTTCATATTTTCCAGTATTATATAAATATGTTAATAAGTTTTTAGCGATTTTAGCAAATCCAGTTTTCGCTAAAGCAAAATCAGATTGATATAATATCTTTTTTTTCTTCATTCAACTACCAAAGTTCGCTATCTTCTTCTGTAGTTGTTTGCGTTTCTTTAATTTCTTTAGGATTATTTTTTAGCTTTTTAATCATTTCGACTCTTTGAGATTCAAAAACTGAATCTAAAGCATAACCCAAAAATTGTCTTAGCAATCTTGCTTCGCTAAAATATAATCCAATTAAATAAGATTGTTTGTTTTCGCTATTTTGCTTATCTGATTTAGATACCATATAAGAGAATCCTACTTGTTTTTCGTCTCTAATATATGGAGCAAATTTAATTTGCGTAGTTTGCTTTTCAGAGGTATGATAAGCTGAAAATTCCGCGTTTCTTTCAATTGCGTCTAAAATCCCAGCGGCTTCTGTTAATGAAAATTTAATTTTTACGCTTTTATTAGGGTTATTTTGGTTGTCTGAGAACGACCCTATCTTTTTAGATTCATTCCAAGAACTTTGTTTAATTAATGAGCTCCAAATTGAGCTGTCTTTTGCGTTTACTGAAAAACTACAAGCTGTGCCTGTATTTTTGCTGTTTGGTTTATAATATGTAATCATATTATTAATGATATATTATATTTAATTAAACGTCAAGCTTTTTTATTTCGCTCAATTTCATATATATTTCATGATCTTGAACAGCTATTAAATCAGCAAATATACAATCTTCTTTTTTAATACCTTTGACTATTACAATATTTCCTTCTTCTGGATTTTTGCCACCATTAAGATTCTTGCAATTTTCAATTTTATCATTAAATAAAAGCACTGTCGCTAATCCAGTTTCATCTGCTACTTTTAATCTAAAGTATTTAGTTTTCTTTTCATTTTTAGAGGTTCCAGAATAAGTTTCTTCTACTTGACCAATTAATACGGCTTTTTGATTAAGCGACAAATCTTGGATAGTATTAATATATTCTAGATCCTCTCTTTTTTCAGAGAAAATATCCTTTAATGTTCTTTCGTAGCTATATCCCAAAAGCTTTTTCTCGTAATACCAATTAGCAAAACTTTCGCTTTTATTGTTTTGATTATATATTTTTAAATATGGCTCATATTTCTTTTTAATGGTTTCTAATCTAGTAGATTTTATAATTACCTTATTCTTTTCATCTGTAAATTTATTAAGGTGTTTGATGATTCTTATCAAATCAAAATCAAATTTTTCAGCAAAAGATATTACATATTTCTTTTCTTTAGCAGTTAATATATTCCATAATTGAGCTTCTAATACTATTTTACTTCTGCTTTGCTTGAAGCCTGTTAATGCTCCAGCTTGAATTAATGAACATAATACCCCAATGTTTAAATCTGCTTCTTCTGCTGCTTGAAATATCTCAAATTTATTAGAGTACTTATTCCTAAAACTATTTAATTTTTCAATAGATTTATCTGAGATGCCTTTTACAGAAAGTAATCCGAACCTAATGTCTTCGCCTTCTAGCGAGAAATCCATTTCAGATTTAATGATATGAGGTTTTAATAATTTAATATTAAAATGGCCCATTTCCTTTTGAATCTTAGATATTTCTCCAATTGGATCTGGTTCATTTCTCGTCATCTTTAGTAAGGATAAAAAGAATTGTTGAGGATGATTAAATTTTAAATAAACAGTAATTGCAGCTAAAGCAGCATAAGCGATTGAGTGTGATTTATTAAATGAATAGTTCGCTGAGTCTTCCAAAATCTTCCATAAGATTTCTCCTACTTCTTTTGGAAGTTTATTTTCTTTTATTTTAGATTCGATTTTCTTTTTCCAAGTTTTGATCTCTTCAGTTTTCTTTTTACCTACAATTCTTCTTAAAATTTCTGCCTCATCTAGAGTGAACCCAATTTTATGAGCCATTTTCATTAATTGCTCTTGATATAATGCTACTCCGCCAGTTTCTTTAAGAATGTCATCAAATAATGGATGAATACTTTCAGATTGTTGAAAGTTAGTATGAGCAGCGTATTTATCAACAAATTGTAAAGCTCCAGGTCTAGCTAGAGCCAAAACCCCACTCAATTCTTCTAAATTCTTAGGCTTAACTTTTTGACATACTCTAAAATTAGTATCTGCTTCGATTTGGAATAATCCGTGTGGAGATTTCAAATCTTGTAGAGTCCTGTAAATAGACTCATGATTCAAATCGATATCTTCAATATTAATACCAATACTTTTACATACGTCGTGTACTACAGATACGCTTCTAAGACCTAAAATATCAAGTTTAATATTAAATAAACTAACCCAATTCATGTCAAAACTTGAAACTGCTTCTTTATCACTTGAAAATTCAGTCGGACAAACTTTATCTAAATTATGATATGATAATAAAACTCCAGAAGGATGAACGCCTTTATTTTTGATCAGATCCCTTAGTTTTAAGGCTATTTCATAAACTTCTTTATTCTCGTCGCACCATTCTTTAAATTTAGGAACTTCTTGGTATGCGCTAGTAATGTCTTTTACTTGTCCGTATAATTTAGGTATAAGTGAAGAAGTGTTTGTCATTTCCTCTTCGGATTTTTCGCTTACAATTTTACCGCACTCTTTGATAAGTAATTTTCCGCTTAGAGTATTAAGTGTTAAAATTTTACTTGTTTTACCTTTGAACTTGTTTTCAAGATATTCTAAAACTTTATGACGATTATAATAACAAATATCTAAATCAACGTCACACATTAAACTACCATCTAAATACGTTACCCCATCAATAACTTGCTTTTTAGCACGGATCTTGGATATAAATCTTTCAAAATAAAGATCATATTTGACTGGATCTATTCTCGTTACTCCAACGAGGTAAAGAATAAGTGAGCCTGCTGCAGAGCCTCTACCAAGCCCAACTGGAATATTATTTGTTTTGCAAAAATTAATAACGTCCCAAACCAATAAAATATAATCAATAAATCCAAGATCTTTTAATGTATCTAATTCATATTTGGCTCGCTCTACATACTTTTTATATTCTGAAGAATTTTTATCTATTTTTAGATTTTTGAAACCATCCAAAGATAAGGCTCTTAAAAAATCATAATTTGAAGAATCTTCACTAATATTTAAATGCCTTTTTGAAGCCGAATCAATTAAGAACTCTGGCAATCTTACTCCATGCAAACCTAAGTCTACATTATCAAATTTTGAGGAAAATTGTTTATCTTCTAAAAAATTAATCATTTTCATCCATTTCTTCATTTATTTTATCAATTTGCTGATTAAAAACATCTAAACCGCTGGCTAAGATTTTCATTGATTTTCTATCCTTTAAAGAATAAAATACATCAGCTTTACCATTCTTTTTTCCCTTTTGAATTGTAATCAAAAGATATTCTGTATCCGAATTATCTAATTTCTGCAACATATCATAAATATCATCCATTGAAGCCATATATTATACCTCTACTTGCCATTTTAATTTATTCCATACTTTTAAGTTTAAGTCAAGATCATTTATTGCATCGTGCAATTGATCATAATCATGGTCTATACCATTTTCTTTTCCTAAGAAAGTCAAAGAGCTTTTAACATTCTTTTTTCTTGTATGAAGAATTTTATATTGATATTCCGTCAAATCATCTTTATTAGAATAAGGCATGCTATATTTTATGCCTCTAGCTAAAGCATTTGTATCTATAAACTTTGGTACAAGATGTTGCCAATTGCATCCCATGTATTTATAATACTCTTTAATAAGATAGATGTCAAATCCTAAAATATTATGACCAACAATATAATCTGCATGATCAAGCCAATCTTTAATTGTTGGAAATACTTCTTTTGGATCAAAACCATCTCTTAAAATTTTCTTATGGTCATATCTAGTGACATAAGCGGCAGCGTCACTTATTTTTAAAGTTGTATCCCACTTTATATAAAAATTTTTTTGATCAACTTTTTGATCGCCTTTAACTTTAATCATGGCGATTTGCCAAGGTAAATTATGGCAGAAGTTAAGACAAAGATTCAAAGTCTCACAATCAATAAAAACTAAAGTTTTATTTTTATTGTATCTTAAAAGATGTTCATCCATATCAATTGTTTTTCCATTCTTCAAAAGAAAATGAATCACTAGACATATGTTCTATTTCTGGTTTATTTAAAGTTGTTCTATTGTTGATGCATCTAAAAGTCAAATAAGATTTAAAATCTTTTTTATTTTTATAATATATACTTTTTACTAAGAGAACTTCTAGACTATTTTCTTTGACAAAATTTAGCATTTTATTTTTTATTATAAAATCGAATGGTAAGTCATTATTTTCTATAAATACTATCGGTTTTGTAAAAGAAAAATTAGGAACACAAATGAAATTCTTTAATGTATTATTGTAGATAAAAGAATCATAAAATGGTACGCATAATAAAAGATCATCACTCCAATTATCTGACAATGTTTTGTAGTCAAGTCTAGGCTCATAGTAAAAACCTTCTTTTGCGGCTTTACTGTAAAGTTTAGTTAGTAGGCTATATCCTTCGTTATTTTTGAAAAATATAATAACTTTGGAATTCTTAAATCTAGATTCTTCACTTTTATCTTCCATTGATTCTGTTATAGTAATTCTTAATCCATAATTAAGTTTAATATTGTTATTTCTTGTATTTGTATAAGCTTCAAGAAATGAAGACATGTTATCTTCTACTAGAAATAGTTCTTTAAGTTTATTTTCTTTAGCTATTTGAATAATAGAATCTGGATAATCATCGACTTCTGATTTGTCTTCTAAAGTCAAAATAGACCTTCCTAAAGAATAGTGCGATTTAAATAACGGAATCATTAATGATAATATAACAAACTTTTAATTCAAAATCAACTTAAAAAATCATCCTTTCCTTTAATAGTATTCTCTTCTAAGAAATCGTCTTTCTTAGAATTGAATTTGGGGCATCCTTGATAAGACCTTTTTTCTATTTTAAATCCTTGAATATTTTTAAATTTACCATCTAGATTTGATTCTATTACTTCGTTTTTATCGTTTAACTTAACATAGTATTCATAAGGATCTTTGTATGGGCATTTCCATCCTCCAACTTGACACATCCATTTATTTTTTACATTATCAATTGCAAAATTTGCTTGAGCTGAATTTTCATCAAAATTATCAACATATTTATTAATATGCTCTAAATAATGCTCAAATCCTTTAATTTCATTATCATCAAAAGAGAGTTCTTGAATTGGTTGCTTAGGAAATCTTAAAAACAAGAATTTAACAATAGGCTTCAATTTAGGCCATAATTTCTTACTAGCTAGACTATACATCATGGCTTGAATATTGGCTTCAAGGTCATCCCCCCTAAACTTGTACTTGGAGCTTTTATAGTCGATTATATGCATTTCTTTTTTGATTTTAATAGGTTTATCTATAAACCCCTTAATATGATATTTGGGATCTTCATTTACAATATCAAAGTCATATTCTGGTTTAACTATTTCTCCACCTTCTCCAAAGAAATCGCTTTTAAGACCAACTAGAATCATATCATTTAATAGTTTATAATTGCTTTCATCGAGTTTAACTTTTACTGATAGTTTTTTAACTAATCTATCTATTCCTTCGTCTCCATTAATAGCGTTCTTTTTTATTATTCTTTTGTAATTTTTAAGATGTCTTTTATTTAATAACAATTCAAAAACTGTATGACATATTGTTCCTCTTAAAGCTCCATCGTTTTGACTTTGTGGAACTTTAGTATGATAATTATTCCAATAAACCCAAGAGCAAGTCTCAAGAGTTTTAATTCTGGAAGCTGATAATGTTTTTAAAGGTTTTGTTTCCATTGTAAAATTTCTTCGATAGACATCTCACCAAAATCTTTTTTACTTGGCAAGGCTATAATTAATTGATTCTTATCAAAGTATCTAGATAATCTAGCTTGAGCTTTCTCTGCTCCTATATTTCCAGCCATATTTTTTGCTGAGTCATTATTTAAACTGATAAATATTTTTTTCATATCTGTTTTTAAGCAATAATTTAAAATACCTAAACTCAAATTTGTTCCAAAAGTCACCAAAACGTTTTTAATTCCAGCTTGCCATAAGCTTAACATATCGCCAATGCTTTCTACTAAAATGACTTCTTTTTGATTTTGTATAACTTCTGAATTAAGGAATAATGGATAAAGGAAATCGTTTTTTTCTCCTAAGTGTTTCCATTTGATTTTAGATTTATTAGTAATATCTCTACCAGAAAATCCTATAATATTATTATTGATATCAAATATTGGGAAAACATATCTATTTTTCATCTTTCCAGCTTTGGCTACTCCACCCTTAAATTCAGATAAAGCATCTTCATTTACTTTTCTTTTAACCCAATATGACTGATCATTTTCTAGTTTAAGTAATAGCGATAGATCAAATTTTTTAGTTGATTTTATTACAGGCTTTTGATTTTGAATTGAAGGAGCAATTACAAAGTTCTTATTCTTTAACCATTCTTGAGCCTTGATTGGACTTTCTAATTTTAATGTTAAATTAACTAATGAGTTAATATCTCCACTTATGTTTTCTTTAAAATCTACCCAATTGCCAGTATCCTTATAGATTCTTAATACTGTGTCATTATCGCTATCTCTATAAAGAGGTTTAGTTCTAAATTCTTTTCCACAATCTTTTAATTGATAACCAAGATCAGTAAGGATTTGATATACGCTTATTTCTTCCATTCTAAAGCCTCACTTATTGTTGGAAATTCTTTGACAAAAATCTTTTTGCATTTTTCAGCTATAACTCTATGTTCTTTCTGAGTATTTTGTTCTGTTCTTAATTCAATATAATGAATCCAACTTCTTAATGAACCTTTCATATACATAGTTGTTTGGGTTGTTAAAGGCAATATCATTCTAGCTACTTCTTTAGCTACTCCATTTTCTATCATTGTATCATAACAATGTTGAGAAAGCGATAAAGATTCTACAAGAAGTTCACTGACTTTATCGTATGCTTCGGTATTAGTTGGCATTAGATTCTCACCTACTTGTCTATTCTTATCGCCTTGTAAGCGAAGCTCAATATCCTCAAATTCATTTGCAATACTATATCTTTGACTAAACTCTTGAAAACTAAATGATCTATGTCTAAGAATTTGCGCTGCAATTCCACGGCTAGTTTTAATTTCAACGCACATATCAACTAATTCAAATGGGCTCCAATGCTTGTGATTAATTAAGAATTTTAAAAGCTTTGGCGCGGTTTCTACATTCATTTGATTAGATGGATTACTAACTCTGGCGCAAAACGCCACTAAATCTTCTCCGTTTTTTATTCCTTTAATTTCTGGTTTTGTAATTGATACTAATTCTACATTCATAATAGTTCTCCATCTGTTTGATTTTCATCGTTTAATTGATATTGCTCTCTTTGTCTATCAGCAACATCTCTTAATGATCCTCTTTCTTCAATATTAAAATTGTTAACTTGATAATTAAGATAATTTTGAGCCCAAGTTTCTTTACCGCAACTATCTAGTCTTCTAACTAAATCTTGATGACCCGCAGCGTCTCTTCCTTGGAATCTTGTTTTAGTTGGAATTAATTTATGAGTACCAAATTGTTGACCATCTAAAGTAAGTTCGTCTAACGTCTTTCTTCTAAAAATTGCTACAAAAGAAGCGAACCATTGTAATCTATCTGAGAGTGAAATGACAGAGCTATCATCTACTACTTCTGAACCTTTTCTATTAAAGCTTTCTCCAGTTCTATTTAATTGCATTGCAGTAATAATTGGGCAATGAATTTCTTCCGAGATTCTTTTAAGTTTATCAATCTTATCTCCAATGGCTTGATGCTCTGCCCAATTTTGACCAACCTTTTCTCCAGTTAATTTAATATAATCATAAGCAATCATCGCCTGATTTCCTCGTCCAACTTTAGATAGATACCATCTGCGAATAATAGAACAAATTTGATCTATGTTTTTATTGCCAACATGATAATGGAAGTATTCATAAGTTTTTACTTTTGCCCAAGCTGCTCTTACTTTCTTGGTCATATCTTCATTCTTGCGCCAATTACCAGTTTCAAGATACCATACTGGAACATCAGTTAAAGATGCAACCATTCTCAATTGAATATCTACTGTTTGCATTTCAGTATCTAGAATAAGAGTCTTAGTTTTATTTTTAGGATTAATTGCTGTTTTAAAACAAATATCATTTAGCCAAGTTGATTTACCTTGTCCAGGTCTACTAGCTATTGCATAAATGTTGCCATTCTTTAAACCACCATACATCCTATTAAATTCAGAATAAGGAGTAATTAATCCACTATCTTCTCTAGGTGAATTACCTATTTCTTCTACAAGGTCTTCAACTTCAGCAAAAATATTAACTGGTACATCATTCTCATCATAAGATGAAATCTTTTTATTATAAATTTGATCTATGTTCCCAATAATCTGGTCTAAATTATCGTCGGAATTTTTAACTACATATTCTTTTAATTTATCTGCTGTTTGAGCGATCTCTCTTCTAACTCTAAGTTTAATTAATTCTCTACAAGCTTCCATTGTGGCTTGTTCTGTAATTTGAGAGAAGCTTAGATTGTCAATATAATCAAATATATTAATCTCATCTTTAAAAGATATTCCTAGATTTTTGATCTTTTCTGCAAGTAATACTTTATCTACATTTTCAGCTTTATGCTTTATATTTTTAAATACAGTATATATTGTTGAATGTACATCATTAAAAAAATCATTTTCGTTTAAAAAAACATCAATATCCGCAAAAAGGTCTTGATGCCTTAATAAGCCGCTTAATACATGTCTTTCTACTTGTAATGAATAAATCATCCAGTTTTATATGATACCAAACTAAAAATTAAAAGTCAAGTGTTTTAATCTTTTTCTTCTTCTGAATCATCAAAATCATCGTCTTCTTGGTTTTTTCTTGCTATTTGATCTGTTGTTGCTTCTAAATTTAATTGGTCTACGCTTTGGCTCCAAGTATTAACATAATATAAAAGTGCCATAGCATTTATTTGATTGTCAAACTTTGTATATACTTGGGGTTCACCTTTACTTGAAAAATTAAAAAGAATATATCCACCAAAACTGCATTCATCAATTTGCTTTAAAAGGGCTTCTGGAAAATTAAATTTTTTCTTATTTGTCACCACCTGATTTTACACTTAAATAATTAATATTCCACACTTTTCTTCTATATATTGTGGTGATAAATTTTTAAGGTCATCTTCGTAGAGTTCAAGGAATTTAAATCCATTCAGTTCAAGCCATTTTTCTTTTTTTACATCTCTTTTTATGCTTTGAAGATATTTTAAACGCGAATTATCGTGAAAAAATTTATTAAAGGACTCGTGCTGATTACCTTGTATCTCAACGGCTATTTTTTTAGTTGCATTTAATAAATCAACTTTAAGCATACTTCCATAAACTGGAAACTCTTCATAGACAATGTGATTTTTCCAAAAAGGGTAAAAAAATTGTTTAAACTTAAATTGTAACTTACTGCGACTTTTACCTTCCCAATTTATAAGATTTTTTCTTACATTTTTATTAACGAGTTTTCCGTTAATATTAAACAATCTCATTTTATGAAAAACCAAGTTCTATGGGGATGCGGTTCATTGGTTGAGTATATTTTTATATTATATTCTTTGGCAAATTCGTCTACGGCTGATTTAACTCCAAAAACTCCATTTCCATTTATTCCATCTAGATAATCATGAACCTCAAACAAACCGCCTTTTTTAAACTTTATA